CACAGGCGACCCAGGCCGTACAACCCGTGCAAGCCGTGCAGGCAGTCGGCGCCGGCTTCACACCGCCCGGTGGCTCGAGTTACACCTACCCGAGCGTTCCGTGGGCGGGCGCGACGCCGCAGACGCTGCCGACGCAAGCCGCCAATCTGGCCGGAGCAGGTGTGGGGCAGGGTTTCCGCGCACCGACCATCGTGATCAATGCGGGAGGTGGCTGATGGGGCGCTACGTCGGCAACAAGTGGCACGAGGAGCTGCCGAGCAGCGGTCCTGCGGACCAGACGCAGGGCAACAACGTACCCGTCCCGTCCAGCGGTGGAGGTGGTGGTGGCGCAGCGGCACCCGCCGTGGCAGCGGCAGCTCCGCAGCCTTCGGCCAGCAACAAGCCTGTCGGCAAGAATGCCTACGGCGACGACATCTACAACACGCCCAACGGTCAGAAGACAGGTACCCAGATCACCCAGGAGCTCGCGGCGGCGGGCTGGGATGGCAAGGGCGACCCGGTCACGGTCTACAACCAGACGAGTGGGGGTTCGGGCAGCACGCCGGGGACGCCAGGCGCGCCGGCGGCGACTGGCACCGACGCCGACATCCAGAAGCTGCAAGCGGGCATCCAGTCGCTGCTGAACGCGCAGGCAAGTGGCAACAAGGACGCGGTAGCAGAAGCCATTCGCGAGTTCAACGCGACGTTCGGACTCGACACCCAGAAGTTCCAGGACGACGTGCGCCGTTTCAACCAGAACTTCGAGATCTCGCAGGCCGGGCTGACGGGAATGTACCAGGGCGCGCCGACGCTGCAAGCGCAGAACCAGGCGTATACCCAGCAGATGGGCGTGATCAACGCCGCGTCTGCGTTACAGGCCAATCCGTTCCGCCAGGCGCAGGTCATCGGTCAGGCGGGGCGCGTCCTGCAGGGCCTGCCGGCGGCAAGCTTTGCCGCGCCGAATACGGTGGCTGGCGTGGGTACGGTCGGCGGCAACACGCAGGGCGGCATGGGCTATCTCAGTCAGCTAATTTCAGATATCAAAGATCCGACTGCCAACATGACGACCGCGCAGTCCTGGCTGGACGCCACGCCGACGCCGAACAAGATCGACTCGACGAGCTTTCTCAGGTCGACGCCAACGACGCAGAACCTGATCCTTCAGTCGATGCAGGAGAAGTACGGACTTGACCCTCAGGATTCTCTGAAACAAATACAGGCCACGCTGCCTCAATTCTCCGCCCCAAACACAACGGGCGTAATCCGGAGGGGTTGATGCCGCTGAAGAAGAGCGGCTCGAAGGCCGCGGTCAGTCAGAACATCAAGACCGAGATGAAGGCCGGCCGCCCACAGCGTCAGGCAGTCGCGATCGCGCTCAGCGTCCAGCGACGCGCGAAGGGAAAGAAGTGAATTAAATGCCTGGCGATTGGGACAAGTCCGTCCACCCCGACCTGGTCGACGAGGGGCCAGCCGAACAGCCTGCTGAGACTCCGCTTGAACGCCCCTCGCGGCGGCGCTCGAGCGAGACGGGCGGAGCGCCAAACACTCCACCCCCGTCCGTGGACGAGGCGACGCCGGATAGTCTCCCTCCCGAGACATCCGACGCCGCCGAGTCTGAACCCGAGACGCCCGACTGGTTCGCCGCGGTCCGCGAAGCCAAGGACCCGACCGAGGCGCTGCGCTCGATTCTGAAGAACGTGCCGTACGACGAACTCGAGAAAGATGACGTTTTCTCGGGACTCATCGGCAACGTTGCCGAGCGTCGGGTCAAAGCGTGGCAGGCCAAACAGGACCGCGACGCCGCGGACAAAGCCAAGCTCGAGGCGGCGGCCAACAACGACCTGTACACCCTGGGTGAGCTGACTCAGCGCGAATTGCAGCAGCAGCTCGCGTCGCAGCAGGCCGCCCAGGCCGCGGGCCCCTTCATGGACGGCGTCGTGCTGTTCCAGAAGCAACTCCCGGAGTCCATCCAGAAGGACATCTCCGGGAAGGCATTCGGTGTTGGCAAGAGCCACGCCGAAGGAGTGGCAGAATACATAGACTACGTCTCAGAGCAGCGGGTCAAGCTCGAGCTTCAAAAGCGCGAGTCTGCACTTCGCAAGTCTCTGATGTCGGAAGTGAACGGTGACGAGCCTGTCCCCGAGCGCGACTCAGGTACCCCCGGTCGCGTCCGCGAAGTGACAGACGAGATGATTGCCGCAATGTCACTCGCCGAATACGAGGCGCTGTTCGATGAGAACGGGCGCCCCAAGCCAGGGGTACGCCACCGGTCGACCCGAGGGATACCCGTTCGTCAACACTAGGGGGTAAACCGTGGCAACAGGCGCTACGGAATTCGTCGACAAGACGATCTCTGACGGTATCTTCTCGCCCGACATCTGGAGCAAGCAGGTGTTGCGCGCGACCGAGTCGAACCTCTTGTTCGCCAAGAGCGTCAACCGCGGTTTCGAAAGCGACGCCAGCGTCGGCAAGACGGTCAAGGTCGCCAGCATTGGCAACCTGGCCGCTCGAGCCAAGGCCGAAAACACGGCCATCACCTACGAGACCGTGGCGGAAACTGCCACCACTATCACCTTGAACATCTGGTCCTACGCGGCCCTTGGCATCGAGGACATCATCAAGGTGCAGAGCATCGTGGACGTCCAGAACGAGTACCAGCAGAAGCTCGGCTATGCGCTGGCGAAAGACATCGACTCGGCGCTGGGGGTCGACGTGGCCGGCTTTACCCAGACCGTGGGCACGCTCGGCACGCCGCTCTCAGACGCCAACGTGCTGTCCGCGGTCCAGCTCCTGGACAACGCCGACGCGCCGCAGACCGAGCGCTTCTTCTTGATGTCACCGGCTGAGAAGGTCGCCAAGCTGGCACTCGATCGGTGGAGCAATGCCCTGTACATCGGCAACAGCGGTATGCCGGCCAAGTCGGGCATGCTCGGCGACATGTACGGGCTGAATCTGGGCATCACCACCAACCTGGTCAAGCCAGCCGGCGGCCAGGCGAACTGTTTCATCTTCCATCGTGAAGCGCTGGCGCTGATCCTCCAGAGAACGCCGAAGAGCCATATTTTTTATGACATCGACGTGTTCACGTGGAAGCTGGCGGTCGAAGAGATCTACGGCCATCAGATGATGCGTCCAACGTTCGGTGTGTGGGCCAAGGGGGCTGCGTAGGATTCGGCGATGGCGACTGACACGTTCATCGACCGCATGGTCGACAAGACGCTTGGGCGGACCGACGTTCCGCTCAGGCGCGGTCAGAACTACAACTATCCAACCCGCTGGTACGCGACCCCGAACGGCGACATCGTGCAACTCCAGTCTGATCCGCAGAACAGGGCGCTGTATGCAGACCTGGGGTTCCATCTCCTGGCCGACACTCCGGCGCGCGGCCAGAGCATGTCCGAAGTCGAAGAGTGGGAGCGCATCGAGCGACCGAAACTGATCGTCGAGCAGAAGCGTCGGGCGAACCTGATCAACACGATCAGGCGGGCCGACTCGCAGAATCCGATGCTGATGCTGAACCTGGACACGATCGATGAAGATTCGACCGAAGAGCTCGAGCAGATGATCAAGGACATCCGCGCCCAGGGACACAACGTGCGTGTGACCGAGAGCGGTGTACGCCAGCGTGGTCGCACCGTGGCGGACGACGAGCCCGCGCTGCTGCAGGGAGTCGAGCGCTCCGAGACGAACTCGCTCGAGGACCTCCAGCGCAAGCTCAGCGCCGAGGGGGCGCGCGCCACGACCATCCAGGGCACCGGCAAGGATCCGATCGATGAGGCCAGACGGAGGAGTGGCAAATGACTGAGACACCAGCGACAGACTTCATCGCACAGGCGAACCTGATGCACGAGCAGGGTCCGTACGTGACGCCGCCGTCGACGCTGTACTTCACGTATCTCAAGCCCGATGGCGAAAGCATCGTGGCGCCGGCGACCAGCGCCGAGGTGTACCTGCGCGAGGGCTTCTCCATCACGGGCGAGCAGACCATCGAGAATTTCGCGGCGTGGAGCGAGGAGCAGGCGGCAAAGGCTGCCCCGAAGGCTGAAGCGACCAGGGGCGAGCACGCCGAGGCGCCCAAGGCGAACAAGGCCTGACCCGTGCCAGTTAGTGGCGCGGACATCGAGGCGCAGGTCGGCGCCGCGCAGGGCCTGTGGACGCACACGCCTGTCGACTGGGCAGGCAACGAAGGCGCCGCCAAGCCCGCGGGTTGGCCGAACAACGCGGCGCAGGGCTACCTGGGCGCCGGCTCCGGCACACGCCCGAGTGGCGCGGTGACCGGCACTGGTCTGCCAGGCACGGTGACGGTCCTGGCCGTATCGATCGGCTCGATCACGTCGACGGGCGCTTCGGTCACCTTCACCCTGAGTGGCGCGCCGACCAGCTCGCGGGTCAACTACGGCACGACGACCGCGGTGACCAGCAACGCCGCGGGCACGACCGCGACCCAGCAGACCGTGCCGATCTCGGGCCTGACGACAGGCACGAAGTACTACGTCAGCGTCCAGACGACGAACGCCACGGGGACGTTCGTGACCAACCTGTATTCGTTCGTGACGGCATGACCATGCAGGCAGAAGACGAGCGACTTGGCCAGATCGCGTACGACGCGTACGCGACCAATACGGGCGGCAAGTCCCTGGCGACGGGCGACGACCTGCCATTGTGGGACGACCTGGGCGACGCGTTCAAAACGGCATGGATCGCCGCGGCGCGCGAGGTGCTGGCGAACGCTACATCCAGGACGGTGCCCGAAGAACCGGAAGACGAAGGCGACGAGATACCCGAGTGATCGATGAGTACGGCCGGACCGAGTACCTGAGCGTCGCCGCGGCGCATCGGCCCGACTGTACCTTCGGCCCAGGGTTTTTCAGGCTGTGCCTCGGCGACCGCAATGTCCGCTACTGCCAGACCCAACAGGACGTGCAGTTCGCCTGCGCGTTGCTCGACGGCGTGGTGCGCGAGATCAGGGTCGAGCGTGACGGCTACTGTCTGGACGGGGACCCGATGATCGGCGACGCGAACACGCCGGACGTGATCGACGGCGAGTGGTGGCTGAGCCTGCCGGTCGCCGATGGCATGCTCGAGCTCAAACTCGAGCGCGAGGCGGACTACATCCGCGTCTACCGCCAGATCGAAGCCGCCGTGCTGCGTCGTGACAACCGCGCGTCGCAGGGTGGCGTGCGCGCGAGCATCGTCATCAAGCGACCAGGCGCACGGGTGACCAACGTGCACGTATGACCATTAGCAGCGTGCCGGTCGTCACCGGCGACCAGACGACCAACGGCACCTGGCAGCACACCGGCCACCTGATCATCAGTTGCAAGTTGCCGTCTGGCACAGTCGTCACGCTGACCCTGCCCGAGGATTGGCAGACTTTGAAGGCGCTCGTGCCGAACTCGCTCGAGGACCTGACGTACGGCGGGTGAGAGGAGGGTAGATTCATCGCGAACGCGCTTTTTAATCCCGGACGTGAGGGATTTTTGCTCGGCGAGATCGACTACGACACGGCGGTTATCAAGGTCGCGCTGGTGCGCGCGTACACGTTCAGCGCTTCGCACAAGTTCGTGTCCGACGTGACCGGCGCCAGCGGTGTGCTGCACGCGACGTCGGCCGCCCTCGCGTCGAAGACAGGCACCAGCGGGACGGCCGACGCAGCGGACATCACGTTCACGGCGCCGGCGGCCAACGCCAGCGGTCATTCGCTGCTGTACTTCCAGAGCTCCGCGGTGACGGGCGGCGCGGATGTCGCGGCGTCGGCGCAGCGTCTGATTGCCTGGGTGGACACGGGCACCGGGTTGCCGGTCACGCCCAACGGCGCCGACATCAACGTCGTGTTCAACGCATCCGGGCTCTTTACCCTCTGACCGTTTTTCACTCTGTAATGTAGATGACCAGTCCGACGATCCCTGCCGGCACTGCAGGGATGCAGACGGTCGCTGGCGCTAACGGCACGACGTTTGCGCCGACGCTGCCGGTCGGAACGGTCGCGGGCGACCTGCTGGTCGCCATCTTCTACACCGATGCCGCGGGCACGGTGACGATGCCCAGCGGGTTCACCAACCTGTACAACGTCAACCCGTCCGGCTCGATGCACCTGCGCGTCGACTGGAAGATCGCCGTCGGCAGCGACGCCACGTCGTGGTCCTGGACGGGCTCGGTCTGGCGCGTCGGCGCGCTGCTGCGCATCACCGGTGCCCAGAGCAGCGGGACGCCGTATGAGAACAACGCCTCGGCGCAGAACACCACC